TCAGGAGTCATAACCATTCCTGTAACATTCTTTTTAACCTCGGATTCGTTTTTACCAATTATTCGTTCGTAAACACCAACTTGATCTTTGATTTTGTTGAATTCTCCAGTTTGTGGAAGATCCCTGAGTTGGAGCAATGCGCTTTCCGCCTTGCTTAAAGCCTGTAGTGTTCGTTCCTTAGAGTCTTCCTCAGCATCTTTAATCTTCTGTTCAACTTCAGCAAAATGAGTTGCCACCGTTCTGTTGACATCATCTTCAAAGTCGGAGTCCACAACTCGCTTCCATTTTGATCCGTCCCAAATGTTGAGCTGAACCTTTCCGTTACCCATGTCTTTATACCAAAGATCGCCGGTTCTAGCAGAAGTTGGTTGGGTTGTCTGATAGTTGATAATGTTATGTCCATCTGCTGTAAGGTTAACAATCTTAGACCATAGGCCTCCACTGTTATAGAAGATGTTATTAACACTCTGTTCCACCTTTGAGTTGACAGTTGACGTTAAAGATGACCCGTAGCTAGTAGAACCTTTACCATTATCAGAAATAACCATTGTCTTAATCTGTTCTTTTAGAACGTCATAAGTTAACTCGCGGACTTTAAGAGTAGTGGATAGGTTCCATTTGGACACCCATACATCCACGGTATCGCAAAGCCCAATAGTCTCTAAACGATTGATAGTATATTCATCGAACAAATTACTATCTCTAAGAGCTGCCATCTCAACAGTCATCTGTATGCTAGGAATATCACAACCAGGATTTCTAGATGTGAAATAGTTTTTAGCCGCATTGTCGACCTGAGCTTTTGTGATTTCTTGATCACCATTACCTTGACCAGTATTTTGAAAATCGCTTGAGAAATCCACAGGTCTCAAGTTTTTCTGAGAATATGAGTTGTAGTACATCGATTTAACGACGTCGCCAAATACATAAATCTCTTGTTGATCGTTTCCATTACCTGTACGTTTAGTGTACTTAGCATAAGGTAATATAGCTGTGAATTTACCTTTGAAAGATACCTGGGTCTTAAAGTTCTCCATATTCTTTCCTAAACGAATAGTAGTAACATTTTGTTTACCACGATTTCTAAGTAAATGAATATAGTTATTTGTCCGTTTTATCTCGCCTCGCCATAAGTCGATAAGCGAACCTTCTTCCCCAGATAATACACTTTGCATATTCCGAAGAAGAAACTCGAAGTCTTTTAGGTTATCGGTTATGTCTGTATAAAACTCATAAGGAACTGCTTCTGGACCACCAACAACATTTTGTTTAGCCAGCGCAAATGCTGTAGCCGGAGTACCTTTACCTTTAGCCGCTTTTACCAGCATACCATTTAGGTCATCCGTGATTGTCACGCATTTAGCTTTTATTGTCTGGTCTTTGGTATTCTTTTCTACCTCATAAATACGAAATGCGTGAGGTAAATCAGTATCATTAGGCTTTGCTAGAATATAACGGTTCTCTTTGATTTCATTAAACCACTGACCACTGTATGGATATGTGAGTTCTAACTCGAATTCGCCATTACGAACTTCATGAACCTCACACTCAAGAGCGTCCCACAATACACCAATACCATTCGACTCAAAGTCTCGTTCATATTGTTCATAAAGTATAGGTCTCATAGCAGATCCCTCCATCTCGGAATCATGTCAACAGCACTAATCGCACCATTCCAATTGATTTGTACCGATTGTTCTGAGGGTATGTGCCAAAAGTCCTTTGATTTACATTTATGATTTGCGTTTGTAATAACTCCATTCTCATTACGATATACGAAGTATTTCTCACAGTCGATATAGATGTTTCCTTCTACTCCTGTGAATATCATCTTCTTATATCCAACAGTCATATCCAAATCACCATTACCAATTATACGGAATAATGGTTTGGCATCGGACATTCTAGGATTTCTCATCCAACCAGCTTTGGGAATATTCCACCAAGAGTCAATAGTATCCACATAATACTTATATGGTTGTACTTTGATCTTGAGTTTAAATACCATGGCGCCATTATAGTACCATTTGTTTTCAAATGTTGGAGCTTCAGTTAGTATGCACAAATATACCTTTTCGGGGTCAAAATATGGAGTCATCTTAAACTCGTATTGACCAAACTTGAAGAATTTATAGATCCTATTACGAGCCGTAGAAATAGCTGCAGGATCGTCTACTCTTCCTCCATGATAAAGAAGAGTAAGTTCTACTTCTGTAGCTTCATATCCTCCATCATCATAAATCAAGAACCCATCATAGCCAGCAGGCTCTTTATGAACCTGCCGACGTTTGGGTGCTTCGATATCGGGACGATCTTGGATAAGTATCTTTTCAGTAGATGAATTTACTTTATTAATAAGAAATTCACCTGGCTTTAAACTTACCAAGCGATTTCCTCCCCTCTAGAACGCAAAGCTGCGTCACGCATATTCTTCAATTCATCCTGAACCTGACGGGCAAGTTCTTTAGGATTAATTGGTTGATTACCTCTGTTCTCCACATTCACATTGACCGTGTATGTGTCTGAATTAGTAATCGTTGTGTTGCCATTTTGATTGAATCTGTCAGTGTAACTTGATGGCAATGTCAAGTTACCATTCATCTTACCAGAAAGATTGTTCATGTCTTTAAGAAGAGATCCATCGAATACTGGTTTAACTGTTGGTTGAATAGTCATGTCAATGTTGTCCATAAGGAGTCCAGATAGACTATCGTCGACATTCAGAGCTTCAATGGCTTGATTGGCCAAACCTTTAGCAGTTCTGAATATTGCAGATCCAGTATCTTTCAAACCAATCTCGAAACCTTGTCCCGTGAATTTACCAAGAGCTTTAGTAACACGAGATGGTGAATGGATATCCAATGCTCTTCGGATGGTTGCTGCAACATTAGACGCAATTGCAGAAGCAGTAGCGTAAATAGACCCAGCAGATGCTGCCAAACCATTCGCAAATCCATAACCTGCATAACTACCAGCAGAACTCAATGATACAGAAGATGCTCCATTGTATGCTGAATTCGCTAAATTAGAACCTGCTCCGTGAGCAGAACCTGATTGTGAAGAAATACCACTAGCCACAGATCCACCGAAGTGAGAACCAAGAGAAGTGCCTTGATTGAATACTCCACGGATAGAGTTTACAGAACTGTTTGCCACACTAGAAGATGATCCCGTAATAGAACCAGAGCTTCCAGAAATACCGCTAGCAATGCTTGATCCAAATTGTTGTCCAATGGCTCCGCCTTGAGAGAACGTACCTCTTACAGAATTTATGGACATGTTTGCGCTTGACTGAGCGGCAGATGTAATGGCTCCAGACTGAGACATCAATCCTGTAGCAATTTGTTGTCCAAACTGAACGCCGATTTGTTGTCCTTGTTGAAACGCCATTTGAGCAGACATAACTGCTTGTGTAGCTAACTGTTGGACAGCCATAATCACCATAGGAGCAGAAGCCATAATGCCTTGTCCCAGAGATTGTCCAAACATCATAGCTCCTTGTGCTGCTTGTTGGAACGCCGCAGGTACGGTTTGTAGTGCTGCTGCAAGGCTTGGAACAATCGCTCCTAGTTGAGTAAATCCAGCAACAACCGGCATAATTCCAGATGCAGACATCATGATAGATGGCGCTAACATAGAAAATGCGGCCGCTAATGATGGGATAGCCGGAGCAAGTGTGGTGATTGGTGTTTGTAGGTTCTGGAATGCTGAGGATACTGTAGGAACAGTTCCGGCAAGACCTGCTAAGGCAGCATTCATCATGATAAATCCAGTAGACATCGCCATGATACCACCAGCAGAACCAGCAAGACCCGCGATAACGCCTTTAAGAGATCCCAAGTCTTTTGTAAATCCCACAAGGTTACCAGCATATGATGCAGAACCCAGACCTGTTACAGCTGCAGCAACTGCTGTAATACCAGCCGCACCAGCAATACCATCTTTGGCGATAATTGATACGCCTTGTGCAAACAATTTGAATCCTTGTCCTGCATTCTTAGCGGCATTACCAACAGCGTCGATGATAGATGCTACTCCTTCAAATGCGGACTTAATACCGTCACCAATTCCACGGAATACTTCAGCGACTCCTTGAAGAGCGGCTTTAACGCCTTCACCAAATGACTTAGCCGCGTTACCAACGCCTTCAAATACAGATTTGATAGCACTACCAACAGACTCGATAATAGAACCGATACCTTGGAGTGCTGACTGTATTGCTTGTCCAATTCCTTGGAATATAGAAGAAATGGCATCACCAATACCTCTAATAACATTCGCAAATCCATTAATTGCCCCAACAATACCATCTATAACAGATTGTACAATAGACGCAATAGACATGAATAATGTTTGTAATGTATTAAAGAATGATTGGATTGTATTACCAATTGTGGTAAATACGGACTCTATAGTTTGTACGATTTGGATAATAACATCAGCAATAGATTGAACTATTGAGGTTATGGACTGGAATAACTGGACAAGTACATCCGCTACAGATCTGATTATGCTAGCTAAACCTTCGAACAATGCAATAAGAGTTGCTGCGATAGGTTCCAAAATAGGAGCTAGAATATCAGATAACCCTTTAAGGATATTTATAATAAAGTCCACAACTGGTTGTAAGACTTTAACAATACCCTCGAGCAAAGGTCCGATTAATTTCTCAAGAAGAGCCAAGCAAATATCAAGGATAATCTTGAACAACTTCTCTAACGCTGGAACCAATTTGTCTTTGGTCTTAGTTAATGAGTTCGCAATAGATTCCGTTAATTTAATGGCAATCTCAATACCTGTCTGTACCAAGATATCCGCATTTTCCATAACAGATTTTGCAAATTCAGTTAACAATCGAACGGCTGCTGAGAATAATTGTGGCATAGCCTCCGCCATACCGTTTAAGAAATTAGTAATTAACTCAACACCGGCTTTGACTATATCTGGTAATAGTTCTGCTAATCCATGCAGGAAGTTTCTAACTATCTGCACACCAGCAACAACCATTGATGGACCTCTAGCAGCTAATGTTTGCATAGCCACGTCAAGGCCTTCGACAATTCCTTTGAATGCCCCAGGCGCAACTTTTGCTAATGTTGCCAATGCTGTTGCAAATGCTAGGAAACCTAGACCAGCAATAAGAATAGAAGAAGCGGCTAGAACACTAGACACCCCAAAGCTTAGAAGAGCTCCAGATAAAGCCGCTAAACCACCGGACAGTGGTCCTGCTAAAGCAGCGGCTCCTAGTAATATAGCTAAGTTACCTGCAAGTGCAAGTAATCCAACCCCTACAGCTACGAGGTTAAGTGTCGATAACATATAAATTGGAACTGCTAATAATACTAATGATGCAGCTAGAAGTGCTAGTTTACCAGCAGCTGAAGCAGGTAGGGCAGAAATAGCTTTCATTGCTATGCCTAATGAGGCCATAACCGCAACCATAGCAACTGTTGCAGCAAGGATACCTTGCCAAGGTTGTGCTGCTACTTTGGATAATGACTCTCCGGCAGCATAAAGAACCGCAGACAATGCTACCAACTCACCAACATCACCATCGATATTGGAAGTTTTCTTTAATACTATAATCAACATCGCCATAACGGCTACTATAGATCCCATTGCCAAAAGTACACCTTGCCAGCTAAGAGCTGCTACTTTTTCAAGAGTTTCGCCTATTGCCCGTAACAGACTCGCAAACGATCCTAGGATACCAGCAGTAGCTACTGCTTGTTGCACCGTACCCGACGTCTTAGATATAATAGCCGAAGCGGCAGCAACAGAGAGTAATACTCCCGCAACAGCAGCGGTAGCGGCTAATAAATTAGCAGGTTTAAGGTTAGCTAGTTGTTGGAGTCCCTGCATCACCACAAATAACGTAGTGACTAATGCTACTAATGTTATTAGTGCTGTAGGATTTAACTTAACTCTCTTCAACATATGTGAAGCGCCGATAAGAATGCCTAAAAGAGCAGTAATTCCAGCAAAACCTTGTACCAGACCCATCGGATCCATATCAGCAATCTTCTTAATAGCCAATGTCATTAAGAAAATACCGCCAGAGAATGTGATCATAGAGAACACTGCTGTAATGCTTGGTTTAGCGCCTTGTAAAGCATATGATGCAGCAATTAACCCCGCGATCATAGCGGCTACTGCCGTCATAGCAATTCCTAGACTATCTAGAGGTAATTTAGCTAGAGGTAATATGGACTGTGTTAAGATAAACACAGAACCAGAAAAGGCAATAAGACTAAAAATAGCAGTCATATTAACTTTAACACCAGATAATACTCTAGTTGCTCCAGCAAGAACTGCTAGTAAAGCGCCTACACCAGTCATAGCCGGTATAGCTCTTTCCGGATTAATTTCAGCAATATCTTTAACTGATGATACCAATCCTTTTATCGCTATTACGAAAGCAATCATTCCGAACATTGCACTCATTTTGATCTTAACGCCACTCATCATTCTAGAAGCTAAGACCAAAGCACCCATCAATCCGATAACACCAGTAAATCCATCTACTAATCTTGCCGGATCGAGTCGAGTGACGTCCGCCATAGCCGAAACTAAGACTTTCATCATCAACGCCATAGTTATCATTGAGAATATTGTTGAGATAGGGACTTTAACCCCCTTCATCAACTTCATAGACATTGACATGGCCATCATTAGTCCACCAACAGCTAATGCAGATCTTATCATTTCTTCCCATGAGAAATCTTTCAACGCATTCATTGCTGAGGCTAATATTCTCAAAGCTAGAGCCATTCCGATCATTTGGAATATAGATGTTTGCGCTTGTCCCGCTCTAGACATACCTTTCATACCCATAACCATGATTTTCATAGCTCCGAATAATCCAAGTAAAGCATTACCTACTTGTTCGGTATCTAGTTCCGCTATCTTCTTCATAGCGCTAGCGAGTATTTTCATAGAGAACGCCAGAGCCAACATTGTGGTCGCGCCACCCTTAGGCATACCTGCTGCAATTGCGGACATCTTCTTCATTCCGGACATTAAGATCAAGAATGCCCCACCAACACCAATAAGACCTCTAGAAAGAGATGGCATATCCATTTTGGATAACTCTTTGATTGAGAGTGTTAATATACCAACTGCTGCAGCAATAAGTAGTAACGAGGTAACATTTACCATATTAGTAAACGCATTTAATGATTTACCAAATCCATCGAAGATTTCTATGAAACTATCTTTAAATGACTTAGCATCATCTGTGAATTTACCAAGTACTTCTTTGATATTGCCAAAAATCTTATCAACAAGACCTTCTTTTAAACTTGTCCCTTTGATATATTTGTCAATGGCAAATAAGCTGACAATAGCCGTTGCTAAATCTGCAGCATGGATATCTTTAAGGAATTCTCCGATCCCTTTAACAAATCCTTTTAATTCGCCATAGACTTTACCTAGAAACTCGCCTATCTTACCGAATGTATTTCCGAGAGCATTCATTACTCCAGAAGCGCCATCGGATACATAGGTCTTTAGTTTATCAAAGAATCCTCCTTCAGCATTGAACTCTGGAATCTTGAATTCTTTGAACTTCCCAGTAATAGCAGAAAATGCACTACCAATAAGATCAAAGACTCCTTTGATAATCGCACCCATCGATTTGAATAAGCCGACTGATTTAATTGATTGTTCTAACTTTTCGGTGAACTCTCTAATTTTACCAGTAATATCAGCAAGGGTACCAGTAAAATCTTTGAAACCGGAACCGTCTCCTCCAGTAAATGCTGAGAAGAACTGTCCGATTATTGTCACAGCTATCTTGAATATAGATGTAAGTATACCGAATACGTTTCCGATGGTCTTACCGATATTGACAAAACCAGTCATAACATTGTTTGATTGTAGTAATCCGTTTAAGAATTGAGTAATACCATCAGCAATTTGTTTAAAGGTTAGGATTAATCCATTCCCAGATCCAGAAACAGAACTAATACCAGAAGCTACTTTTCCAAGTACAGTTCCGACAAATTCAAATGCTGTACCAAACGCTCTACCAATGGATTTTAAAGTCCCTTGGATATATACGTTTTCGGCTAATGATTTTGTAAAATCTCTAAATTTGAAAGTTAACTGAGTTAGTACAGCAGCAGATTCTTGATATGTACCAATAACGTCTCGGAATCCTTCTCTCAAACTAGATAAAGAATTTATAACAAATTTAATTGAGTTAGTAATACCATCAAACAATGCTTGTTGTCCACCCATATCTTTCCAGGTTTTTAACATAGCATTTCGATAGTTACCAAGTGAACGTTCCATTTCTAGAACAGTGTCGAAATATGTTCCTTGGTCGTCTTGTAGGAATGGGTTGACAATATTACCAATATTGGTCCACATTGATTTGGCTTCTTCGAATCCACCAAGCAAATATTCCCAAGATTGAGCCCATCCAGAACCAATCGCTTCTTGAACAGTATCTACTAATTGTCCAAACGACTTAACTTCTGTGGCTGCCTTGAGCATTTGTTCATCGATAGACATTTCCTTCAAAGTCGCAATTAAGACTTCAGAAGTTAACCATCCATCTTTCAATGAGTCACGGAAAGATTTAGTAGTGTCACGAGCTTGGCCCATTTTCTCTGCCATAGCGGTCAATCGATCTTGGAACAGTTTACCACCCATACCAGCATTTACTACAGAGTTCCAGTCCTGAAGACCTACTCTACCAGATGCTAGTGCTTGTGATAACTGATACATTGCCATTGATGCTTGTTGGGTGTTTGATCCTGAAGCGGCAGCCAAGTTTGAAATACCTTTTATCGCAGTGGCAGAATCTTCCAATCCAACGCCAGCCGCAGTAAAGGTACCAATATTTCTTGTCATATCCGCGAATGAGTAAACCGTCTTATCCGCATATTGGTTAAGATCTTCCAATGTTTTAGAAGTCTTACGCATACGCATTGTTTGGTCTGGAATTTCCCATTCAGTATTTGTCATGATAGTTTGAATTGATCCGAGCTTATCTTTATACTCAGTCAAACCATCCATAGGTCCTCTAAAGAATTGAGACCCAAATTGTATTGCTCGTTGCATCATGTTTCCGAGCACATTACCCATTGCTATATCCATAACGGATAATGAGTTTTGAACAGATGCTGAAGCGTAAGAAAATGCACTTGTCAGAGGATTAAGATTTATTCCTCCAGCTTTTGCATTTAGTTTATCAAATTCCCCAGAGGTTCTCGAAAAACTGTTACCGTCATCCGTCTTTCTGAATATACTTTTCAAACGAGCAAGAATACCTCCAGTTTTACTAGTCTTACTAGCAATATCAGTATTCATCTGGTCAATGGATCTTCCAGCACCACTGGTATCCATATTATCAGTGTTTCGTTTAAAGATATTTCTAAGACGAGATAATAGGCCGTTCGATTTTTCTGTTGAACTTGAAATCGCCTGATTCATTTTAGCCATGTCCTTAGCAACATTATCAGCAGCTCCTTTACCGCTAACCTTAGCGAAAGCCGCTTTTAGCTTATCTAATGCTGACATTGTGTCTTGTGCATTTTTAGTAAAGCCTTTATTGTCTAAGGTGACTTTGGCAATTTTTTCATCAACATATCCTGCCATATTGTCTCCTATTTAATCATTTCTTCTAAAATTTTACCTACGCGAGATGACCATACATCATTTATCGCTTGGGTAATATATGGTCTAGGTGGAACATACCCACCGGTTCCTGTCCCATGACCATAGTGAATTATACGAGCGATTGAAACCCCTTTGTTTATATTGGAGTTTGTTATCTCTATAACAATATTGTCACCATTTTGATTGATTGTGTAATCCCAAGAAGAAGCCGTCTTTCCGCTACCAACTGGAGTCGTCTCCGACAATCTATTCGTTAACATCTTAGCCAACTCTTCTGCAGGACCAGAATTCTGTTTCTTAACAGTACGTTTCAACCAAGCTTCAATATTGTTGAAATCTCCGCTAGATGTTATTTGCATTCCGTTTCTCCTTCTCTTCCATCTCTTTATACAATCGAGCTTCTTCAGCTCGACGTTGTTCAATGATAGATCTTTGCTCATCCATAGCTTCTGTCTTAGACATCTTCTCTGGCGGAGCTTGTAATGAGTTAACAGTATTAATAAGCAACATCAGCTTGTTTAGATTTCTATTCTCCCATTCAAATGGTATTCCATTAATAGCCATATGAGCATATAGTATCTCTGAGGTAAACACGGACTGTCGTTGTCCAGCTTTAGACTTCTTTTTACTTTTAGGTAAGACCGTTGCTGATGGTACATCCTTATAGACATATTGTATAATTCTGTTATATTGATCGACATCCAACCGGTTAAAGTCAAAGTTCTTATCAGTACACATTATCTTAATAAAATCTAAAAGTTCGTCATCAGTAAGATCCTTGTTATCAAGAAATCTCTTCTTATGTTTTGATTCCCACTCATCTAAATTCTTTAGAGTGTATCGAAATTCTACTTTTTGCTTAGGTCTATCAATGAATCTTTGGTTTTCTTCATCAAAAAGCGACAAAGAGTCAACTTCGATATATAAGAAATCGTGTTTCATAGATCATACCTCAATTTAAAAAAAAGCCGATGAGTAATTCCCATCGGCGAAACGATTAACCTTGTTCTAATGCCTGCTTATTAACGAGTTCGTCCAATCCTTTAATGGATGAAAGAATCCCTTTAACAAAAGTTAACATAGAGGTTTCGTTTTCATGAAGATCTTCGATCAATTGACCAAACGCAAGAGATTGTCCAAATTCATCGCGAACTTCTTTGTTCTTGACGAACCGGTCACCTTCACGTTTACCATAGGCGGAAAGGATAAGATCCTTGAGGAGAGCATACAAAGCGGTCAAATCTTCGTTCTTTTGAATTTCGTTGATACGAGCTTCAATCTCCTTACCGCCATGTCGTCCTTGGAATTCAATCAGCTCAATACGAGTAAGATTGAAATATTCTTCAGTGGTCACTGGACCGTCAAAACCTTCATAATTGATTTTTTGCTTTAACATGTAGTTCTCCTATTCGATTAATTATTTAAGCAAGTTGATAACTTCTGCTGGTGTGGGAAGTGTAGCATTTCCTGTTTCGTCACCATAGACTTTAGCAATAAGCTTCTTCCATTTAGTAGCGTCAACTTTAGTAGAATCAACAGTGATTACTGAAGTTGGTTTGAATCCTGGAACGTCTACTGGTGTAGAAGTAATTGACCATGATGGATTTGCTGGTTCTGGACTATCAGACACTGTTTGGTGTTGACGTTCAGATGGAGCAGCTTTACATCCATACCACAAGTGAAGTTTTGTACCGTATTCATTAAATTTAACTTCGTTACCAATGATTGATTGGTATGCGAATCCAAATGGACGACGGTTTTGTTGGTGAGCATTAGCACCTGCTACGATTTCGGCCATACCATCACATTGGTCAAATTCTTTAGGTGAGCTGAATGCTTCGATAGTACCTTCGAAGTTTTCTGCACCAGTCAATGAAAGGTATTTGATGTTATCAGCGTATTGGTCATTCGCTTCAGCACCACTTGGAGATTCTTGAACGTTAGTCAAACCATTCCAAGCAACACCTTGGTTGTATGTACCAGTGTCGCCCATAACGAACAAGACACCTTTGGAAACACCAGTTTCATAAATACGAGAACCAGTTTCAAGATATTTAAGTTCAGCCATTATTTAAATCCTCCTAATAGCTTTGTGTTATAGTAAGAATTGAGTGATACAAATTATCAATAACATAGTTTGAATCAAATGTAACATTTTGGAATTTCTCCATAATATCTTCAACTACCGGCGAATCTGGTAGTTTAGAAATAACAGTTACCTGATACATGTCTCTATGAAAATACCGAACGTCATCTGCAAACCTAGACTGCTTGTCGGAAAGCTTATAGATGACGCATGGGTATGTGATTTTTGTATTTGACGTTGAATTATAATAGAGAGCGTAGCCGTGTTCTTTTAAAACTTCACGGAGTTTCTTATCAAGAAAATCTCGACGATTTTTAACCATTATAGACTCCTCCTAATGTAATGTGAATTCTTGGTGATTTAATATCGAAAGACTCAACTTTCCATTTAACACCATTATATTCCACATATTTTAGATTTGCAATGTTGCTCATGAAGAACTTATTAATAACAAGGGAGATTCTGTTATTGTTTAGCAAATTATCATTAGTGGATTTGTCGCTATTTTGATTACGCCAAGTCTGACTAAGAAGCTCTCCGCGAAACTTCTTGGTCACGACTTTACTCTCGAAAACGCTGGGCATGTCTTCGCGCTCGACTTGATCAAGTTCAAACCCAGCGATGCCCGTTAGCTTCATGATTAGCCGCCAGGAACTACAGCTGCAGCTTCTTTAGGTGTGAAGTACACAGCAGCTTTAGCACGTACAAGAGCACCTGAAAGACGAGCTTCAATCAAGTATTTCTGCTTGTTGTAGTCGATATCGAAGTCTTCGAATGAAGTTACTTGACCGCCTTGGTTTGTACCTACTTGGTAGTCTGCCAAGTTAACCATGATCATTTCATCTTCCTTCAAGAAGTTAGTTTCAACGATTTCTTTAACACCAAACAATGAAGCAAGGTATTCTGTAGTAGCAGGTTGTTGTCCGCCGAATACCCATTGTTCGTTCTTGTTACGCAAGAAGCGAAGTTTAACCAAGAATGTTGGGTTTACATACAGGGTTGGAGTTCCTGAACCATGCATCTTAGTTTTTTGGTTAGCAACAGTTTCGAAGATATCAAGCAATACTTTAGAATCGTATTTAGTCTTGATTGTGTAGAAGTCGTCATCTTTAGAGATTGGACGAATCTTAGTTTCATCGATCTTGTCTTGTGAACCAGTAGCACGTCCATCACCTACGAGGATTGCTTGAGCGATTTCATCGTTCAGCTTCATACGCATTTCTTGTTGGAAGAAAGCAGCAACGTTCAATTGTTGACCCATGTCGATAGCATCGTCACGGTCGATTGATTGTTTCTTGTAGATTGTCTTAGGATCTGTTTTACGAGTAAGGAAAGAAATGATTTGTTCTTTCTTTTGGTTACCCTTGATGTAACCTTTAGCACGAAGATTTTCTTCAGAAAGGTCTGACAGGTCTGACATGATAGACTTAACAAAAGCAGTAGGTACTTTTGTAACAGCTCCAAGAATATGTTCGGTAGCAGTGTTGTTAGAGTAGATTACTTGTACTCCACCGCCAGTAAGAGTGTGTTCTGGGAACAACAATTCAACATTGTTCATTGAGTGTTTCAGTTCGTCTTGTCCCATTTCGGAAAGAACATGAGAAACTTTGCGACCTGATTCTTGAGCAACTTTCATTGCATGAGTAAGTTGATCTTTGATAGTAGCAGCTTGGCTATGAGTGAGAGTATCACCTTCGAAAGCGTTAAAATGCATTAACTTTTCTCCTTCATTGTCTTTTTGTTCAATTTCAGCTGGAGCATCGTCTTCTTCAGCTGGAGCATCGTCTTCTTCTGCTGGTGGTGTAGTGAGTTCTTTTTCGATTTCACTAAGTACTTCTTCTGCTGCAGCATCTGCAGCACTTTCAGCAGCAGCGTCGACAATAAGAGCAACGGCTTCTTGTTGTTCTGGTGTAAGTGTTTCCAGAACTTTGTCGAGCTCGGCGGTTGCTTGACCTTCTTCAGCATGCTGAATACGATCTAACAACGATGGTTTACCCTTCGCTTCGCCGATAAGAATATCGCGAGCAGAATGGATGATTTCATTAGATTCCATAATGATGGTTTCCCCTTCCTCAGGATTGTCGGAATGTCGAATGACTTCCGTAATTACAGCACCAGGATTTGCCCCGGCAATTACCAATGATACTTCATAGATATTGCCATGAATAACGTCATTAGATGGCGTACGCTTAATACGGTTAGCCCCAATCGACATTGACATGACATCTCCATGTAGTACCAACTCTTTAGCAGCTTCAGCATTTGGTGTAGAGTTGAAGTAACCTTCACAATACATGCCTTCACTGTCTTGATGGAGTATTACGTGTCCAATGACGTTTTCTGGGGTGCTAGGATCATGTGACCAAACTAGCGGAACCTTTTTACCGTCATTATCCTCGAAAGCTCCATGCTTGATAGTGACTCCATCGGTACAACGCAAATCATTTCGTGTCGCATAACCGGCGAAGTCATAAGCTGGATGAGTTCCCATGTGTGTCCTCCTATTTTATTTGCTTGGATTTTGAAGTTTCTTACTGTTCTTCAGGCGGGTAGTAACCCTCTTCGGTTTCAGTATAATCTCCTTCAGGGGACTCAGCAGACCCAGGTAAAGAATACCCTTGATTAGAATCAGCAATGTTACGGTTATAAAGTTCATTAGCCAAAGGATTGGATGATGGACCATAACCAATAATAGCACGGAATTCATTAGGTGTAAGAATAGAATTTCGAAGAAGTGTATCACCAATGGTAGCTAGCTGTTCGGTAGGAACAAGTTTAAATGGATCAGTATATGTCACAATACGATGACCTTGGGTGTATCCCGTTTTAGTGATATACTTTCTTTGGAATTCTTCTTGTATTCTTTTGGTAATAGGTTCGATAGTACGTGTATAATAGTTTTGCATTTCCGAAGCGGACGCAGTACCATTAAATACGTTCTTTGTTAAACCGATTTGATTGAGAAGTTCCTCGGTTAAGTATTTGATCTCCTCCATAAGAGTAGAAGAAATTTGTCTTGTTAACTGAGTGATCTTCTCTTCGGACGAAATGTATGCAATACCAAGATTCGAATCTTTTAGCTGATTTTCAATCGCTTTAATACGATTTTCGGCTTGGTCTTTGTAAACATCTGCCCGAGTAGGATATGGTAATTGGAGAATCATGTTCAAACGATTAGATACCAACTCCAAATCCTGTTTGTCCAAAATTGATAACTTTTGGATCAAGCGATCCATAGTCGGATTTTCATTTCCGAGAATGGAATTTAAAGGGTTCTCGATAATTGCTACCATTTTCTTAGGCACAATTATCTCAGAGAAGTCTCCTTTGTTTTCGTTATATACTCGAACACGTATTCTTGTAGGATACCATTCGAGAACCTTTCCCACCCTCATAGATGAGATATTATACGAATCAGACGTACTGGGATCTATATCAGCAGTCATAGGAACCACAGCAACTACACCCTCATCAAATAGAGAGAATACTAGGTCATGGAAAAAGTCCGTACTAGTCTGGTCAATATTAGCTTCTACTTCAAACAAACGTTGTAAACTAGATGTTTGAACAATTTGATTTTTAGTAGAGTCGTCAGTACCATAATTTACGATCTTGACATGCTGATATGTTACCATTGAAGCATCCATAGCAATCCTATTAAAGATCATTGATGCGATCGAAGATCGTTTATATGTCCTTTGTGGAATTGTACTATTCGGATTTAACGCTCGCGGTTCAAAGGTTTGCTGATACTTGGGATCGGTTTCCCTAAGACTGGGTTCGTTTGGCTTCTTTGCAAACATACTCCAAGCATGTCTGACGTTATCCATTATTCCCATATTGCTCCTTCGTTGCGATTTAGTCGAATAGATCTCTGTGGCGGGTATAAGCCACCCAGGCATCTATCAAGGCAGCTACATTATCGATCTTCTCGGACGCTCTCCGTTTAGACAATTTGTAGTTACCATTGTTGTCTTGAAGTGCCACGGCATTACCCATAGCAAACTTCATTAGTTCTTCATCGAATATTAACATTCGATTTGACGCTAGATTTTTAAGTTCACCCATAGGTACACTTTCAGTTTTAGCTCCTTGAATAACTTTTTCGATACCGAATTCGCCATTATCTCTGATCCATCGTTGAACGAAGTCTCGAGAATTGTATGGGTCATATCCCAGAGTATAAACGACGTACTTATGTTCCAAAATGAAGTCATAAAGGTCATCATATACTCTATTCATATCTAAAAGTACTCCGGGGATAACTACTAGCGTACCTTCTGCTATCAATTCGTCGTATTTATTACGCATTGCTGCAGTGAGTTTCTTAAGTTTGGCTTCGGATACATATGATTTAGTTTTAACACCAAATCTGCCGTAACCAATTGGAAACAGGAATGTGAATGCACAGAAGTCGTCACCTTGAGATAAGTCGGCGCCCATTGAGCAGACGAGACCATCGAAGTTTTGAGGTCTGTGTAATTCTGTTTCTTCATAGACAAAGAAATATGTGAAACCTTCAACTGGAATACCGAACCTTTTAGCGAGGATATCGGCTCTTGTTGCGGGTTGAGTTTCTGCACGTTCAACATCGGCTTGATATGTTTCATAAGAAACTGTTACACCGAGGTTAGGATTTGCTTTAAGCCAGGTCTCTGGATACGGAACCTCACGAACATCGTCCAAACGATAGTACCATATAGATACATGAGGATTGTTGTATCGACCTTCTAGTATGTCCATTAACTCCATTTTGATTGTATCCCCTACACCGTTCCGGGCTGTACCTTCTGATGAAGTAGCGACAATCAAATAGTTGGTGTTCTTGGACGCCCCTTGTTCTATAGGACCTATAACGTCTTCACGAATCTCTCCTGAGAGCCATTCATCTACAGAGGCATACTTACAACGCAAACCTTGAAGTCTATCAGTCGACATAGGTCGGACTTCCAATAAACTATTTGTTGCAAAGTTCTCTATACCCTTCTTCGTACTACTTAGCAACTGTTTCTGTTGCATGTTACCTGTCATCTTCGATCCTTCGACCATATATCTGATTAATGGTCCTTTTGCTCGAGATAAAGCGGTACGAATAGGGGCCATAATTTCTTCAGCCTGTTTCATTGTTGGTGCTGTGACTATCTGATGAGTAGTCGACGGGTCAATCAATAACATATACGTCTGTAAGAACGTAGAATACAATGATTTCGCAGCACCGCGTCCGACTATAAGGAATTGTTTCCTCGTTAGTCTTTTCATTCTTTTGCGCATTTCCCATCTACCCGTCTTAGGGTTAAATACGCGGTCGTTGCTTTCGTAATACCAAGCCAAAGCATCTTCGGCCCAGACACGAAATGATGGTAATAATGTAACATCACTACCATCGGTTAGAGTCATTTCATCCTCGCAAAATCGAACAAAGCCCTCAATAGCTTGATCATCATAGAAATAATCCGGAGACTCAATCAGGAAATCGATTCGATTCATTTGTAATGATATCCATCGATTGACTGGGATCTCACCTCTCAAGACTTGTTCTTTGAATTTGCTATATTCCTGAGGATATGCTTTGTTAGATAACACTCAGACTAATACCTCCTTACTAAATTACGTGTTCATCCATGTGTTGATACTCTTAGCGATTGTTCTAACCGCATCCGGATTCTTCTTGAGATAAGACACACCTTCTTTAGTAGCTATATGTCTAGCATCCTTAATGGTATCTGTAACCAAAGTTTTACCAATATCTTTTGCAAAGCTATTGTTATTCTTAGGTTTCTCATGGATCTTAGTCGTACGTTTAACTTGCTCTGCTAAGTCATTTTCTAGACGTAATCTATCTACAGCACGTTTTAGATCTCTATCAGAGATGCTAGCCCGTTGTGCATATTTATGCTTCCACTGACTAGTACGAGCTTTACTGACTTTAACATCAACTTTACGTTGTTTTCGTCGAGCTAGACGTTCGCGAACACGTCTAAAACCCCATTTCATTCCTTTTACTCCAAAGTGCTCAATGATTTCTTCGGAACTTCCGGATTGAACGGCGTATAACACTTCATCAAGGTTCATATGAATTGTACCGCTCCTTCTGCATAGTGATACGAACGGCAGTCCGATCACGAGATTTTTCTAATGAGGTTAAAACTGATCCTACGGGTGGATCAAACACGATTCGCAAGCTCAAGTTTATAAATGTCTTAACTAACCGAAGTAAGTTAGCATCATTAACCTTAAGCAATTGTTCGTATTTTGAATCTTTGGTAAGGACGAAGTCCTCCTTGACATAAGTCAGCTGCGACAGTTCACCGATTAGTCCATCTAGTTCTAATAGTAAACGATCATCGAAACCATCGTCCTCAGCAACCGCAAAATCCAGAGTTTCTTTAACCTCAGATAAGATGGTTGTTTCTGACATTCGTCACCTCACCATAAGTTTGTGTCTCCAGGTTTTCTTTCAACTAACTCTTCAACCCTTCTACCGTAATGGATGATGTTATGCGTCTCTATGGACGTCGAAATTAGTAAATCCGGGTTTAAAAGTAAGTCTTCATTCCAATCTAGTATATCATCTTCAACCAAAGGAATCATATGATGAACTATAATTGGTCCCTCGATAGGAACTCCTGGACAACCCAAGTCATAACCCATATCTCTGGCAATAATTTCTTCACGAAGATTACGCCACATCCTTGACTTATAAAATGGATTTGAAAACTGTCGAGGGGATACATAGCCCTTATCAAACAAAGATAGGTAATTCAATCGATCACCCCATTCTTTGTGGGCAGCCATGTCGTTATATGATAAATTCAGATCATCTCGAGTAAGAATTCGTTTCTTAGTCGAATGTATCTGACGGGGCATAACCTCGAAGTGCATTAAGAACCTCCTCACTATCTCCTCGACCTTTAACCTCAGTTTCTATTTGAGAAACCTTACTTGCATTAAGTTTGTTCTTGGATCTAAGATTTTCAAGCGCCAACTCGTTTTCCACAGTACCATATCGTAGTAATACATTTAAAGTACTGGGAGCAATAGTTCCAGCACGAAGTTGTTCTTCTGCTAAATCTACAGCTAACGTTGTAAGTTGGTTCATACGACCTTCTGGCGTAGCCGCTTTCTTTAGTTCAGGAATTTCTTTCTTTCTCCGAGGCATATATTATCCCTCCTTGTTAAGTTTACCCTGAAGCTTCCGCAATTCGGCTACAGCGTTTTCGATATAGTCTTCCGCTTGATCTTCAGTCAACTTGATACCTACTTCTTTAGCATAGGTAGCTAGTTTACGAAGAGCTTCAGCTTTCTTGTCAGCATTATTAACAAGTTTAAGCTGCTCGAGACTTGTAACGATGATTAGTGCGCGATCTGCCAAGTTGATAAGGTTGCGGTTATGAGTAATAGTACCAACATAACGAACCAATTGGATAGCAACTGGGGCCACGATAATCAGTAAGGTAATGTAATTAACAATATCATTGACTGTCATTGTCTAGACCTCTTCCTTCTTGTCTTTTTTCTTCCACATAATCATGAACAACACGACTAACATATGAATTATATCCTTTCGATGAGTAGGTATCATACAAAGCTAATACCTCTTGAACGGATAATCTATCCGAATGTATACCCGTGATTATTTGTATTCGTAAAAGTTCTCGCTCAGTCTCCTTTTGGTACTTCTCTACGGAAGTTGTTAAGTTCTGAATGGATGCTTTTAGACCTGCTAGTTCATCATTTTGCGTTTTCTCCAAATTAGCCCATAATTTTTTGAACACTTTTGTGCCAAAACCTATGATGCTTCCTCCTATACCAATATAAAACCCTATCTGCGTTAACACTTCAGGAGATAGTACCCACTTCATTAGTTCTATGAAGTGATCTTGTACCGTGTTCGGCATTACTTCGATCTCCTTGTTGAATAGTTTGACCACACAAAGACCCCAATTTCAGGATAAAAATCACTCCGGAGCTATTTTTGAGTGGTGGGGCGATGCATAGAGGGAAGGAATGTAGGAGACCCTCCCCCTATGGCTGCGACAGATTTTTTTATTTTATTTCTGTCGGTTGCCGAATAGGAGTTTTGGTAGTTGGTTTGATTGTGGTCCAAACATTTTCTATAGGACCATTGTCAACAATCCAATTGATTGCTGCTGCTTGTACACCAAGCTCTTCAGTGATGTCGAGCAAGTCATCAGTGTTGCCCATGACAAAAGCTAATAGCTCAGGTGTATTGTAGTCATTGTCTGTATCATACTTGTACCATTCATCCCATTGAGTAAAGGGATTGTATGGATTGTCATACGTTGTTAGCATGACATCAAGTACTTCATCGTACTGTTCGTCCATTGACTACCTCCTTTACTCTACGATGTTCTGGATGGAACTAACAGATAGACCAAGAGCTTCAGATACTTCAGCATAGCTGTGTCCATTACGAAGCATGGCCTTAGCTCTACTTGCTTTGGCTAAGGAGATAGACTCACTCTTACGAGGAGTAGCTAACTGCTTAAGCCTGTCGGCATCTGAGTACCTAATGATCTGTGTTAGTTTGTTAGTAGACACAGCACCAGCTTGAATAGCTGCCCACTCATCATCGTCAATGCTAATCCTTACCTTCTTACCAGAAGCTCCAACTTGTACACGAGCTGCTGCAATAGATTGTTGCTTAAGCTTCTTGAGTTGGTCTGGCTGCATGTCGGGAGTTCGTTTAGATGCAATGGTTCTGTTAGCAATCAGTTGAGCTTGACGTTCTTTAGGAGCATTCATAAGAGCATCACTAAGCTTCTTGTCTAATGACTCTAACTGAGGTCTGTACTTAATCTTCGCTTCCTTACTGATGTGCATGTTAGGAGTCTTGTCTACTAGATCACGACCCTTTTGTTGTAGCTTACCAAGAGCATTGATATAATTACCATACATGTTCTCGATAGGCGTACCAGAACCTAGCTTCTTAGCGTCATCGACCATATCAACAATAGCTTTCTCTGTTCCTTTCTTACGAACAGTCTTAGTAATTGTTGGTTTGAGTCTTGGGTTAGCTGCTAGTTCTTCAGGAGACCGGTGTCTTTCTACCTTCTCTGTTTCAGATATATTTCTCTTGGACAAGGAAATAAGAGTAGATGCTCCAGTCCCTTTGCTACCAGTTAAAATATTGGTATGCAATTGGTATTTCTTTTTAAGAGATGCAATATCGTTTTCTCTTTCAGATCTCTTATAATCAAGACTATGTTTCTCAGCATCAATAACAACCATTGAATGTCGTACTGCACGAGCAATCTCAGATTGTGATGCGTTCTTAATAGTCATGTCAGTAATAAGATTAGATACTTCGCCCATTTGTTTTTGAGTATCGATCTTCGGAGGTTTAGGAGTATAATAAGCTTTGGTGTCAAAGTTCTTTAACTCCTTCAATGAGCGAGCAGTTTTAATTTGACCCTTGTTGTTTGGAATAACCATAACAGAATCACCATCAAAGTCTGCCCCTGAAAGTTTAGATGCAACAGATGAATCTATACCAATGGCGTCTTTGGCATTGCGCATAAATTTAGCCGCACCACTTCCAAGTTTATTATTAACAGTTAGTTCTGGTAATTCAAATCTTCCTCCATGAGGATAACGAACGAGTACAACTTTCTCACCATTCTTAAATGATGGAGCATATACTTCGTTAGCTTTAATACCATCGAGAGGTAATAACACTTTACCTTTCATCCGATCGAACCCTGTTAATTTAAGAGACTGTCGTTTCGAATCTAAGCCATCGATAAAATCATTCATCAAGGCTTT